AGTACCTCTATCACTTCTAAACTTATATTGTATTCTATTATTTATTGCCATTAATAACCTCTTGTTCTATTTCTGTTATTTCTTGCTCTATCTGAACTTAATAAAATATCTTGTCCACTTATTGTTCCAAATACTTGAACAGCACCACCACCATTAACACCAATCATAGATTTTAATTTATCTAATGGAGCTATGACCTCTGGATTGCTGATTGATGTTCCAGGTCCTTCTCCAACCATAGCTAAAGTTGCTCCAGTAACCATTCCACCGTCACTAAAAAATGGTAAACCTTTTAATAGTGTTCCTATTCCTCCAACACCTCCAATGTCTTTAAATCCTAGAGCTTTTCCAAATTTACCACCACCTAATAAAGCGTTTAAAGCTGCAGTTGCAGCAAGTTGAGCCAATAGAGCCGACATAGCTTGTTTAGCACCAGCTACAAAAGTTTTAAAGAAACCGTCTGAACTTTGTAAGGCTTGTGCAAATGTGCCTTGTAAAACGTTACCAAAAGACTCAAAACTATTTGTTAGCTCATTGCCTACTATATCAAAACCAGATAAACTTTCTTCAAAGTTTTCTACAATAGGTTCTAAAGTGGCAAAATCATTTTTAACTTCTTTCAGTGCAACTGAAGTAGCTTCAATAGATTCTACAAATTTAAATTGATTAGCAAGAGCCTTATCACTAGCCATTTTAGCTCTACCTTCTCTCTCCTCTGGAGACATCTGTATTGGTTTTTTTTCTGGTATAATTTTAACACCTTTAAAAGCTGCTGTTCTTTTTCTTAGTTCATCAACATCGAATACTTGACCAGATTGGTCTTGTATTGAAAAATCTAAGGCTATATCTTCTTGTTTTTTAAGCAGTCCTAACCTTTCTAAAAGTCCTTCTGCCGATTTTTTTACATTATCAAAAGCAGTAACAATATCATTCCAATGAGTAAAAATAAATTGTGCAGCCAATATTAATCCAGCTATAATCTTACCTTGTGGAGTTAAAGCGACTAATGCTCTACCTAATGTTTTAAGAGCTGGTATAAAACTACCTAAAAAGAACTTCCTTAGAAAAGCAAAGGCTTTTACTAATCTACCACCGATAGAAATTATTGGACCTAAAGCAGCAGCGAAACCAGCAACTTGCAAAGCTGCTTTTTTTTGTTCATCAGAAAATTGACTTGTAAACTTAGTTAAGTCTCTTAAACCACTAACTAAGCTTTTAGCTATTGGCAAAAGTTCAACTCCTAGCTCTATGGCTACAGTTTCTAATTCTCCATTTAATTCTCTAAGTTGATTTGCTAAACTACCAGAAGTTCTGGAAAAATCTCCAACGGCATCATTACTTTGCCTTAATGCAAGTTGAAAAGTAAGATTAGCTTTTTCTATTCTACCTAATTCCTTAAAAACTAAACCTTGTTCTTCTGCAAATTGTCTTAAATCAGTTTCTGTTATAGCAATATCTAAACTATTTAATGCCTCTCTTTGCCCTAATAAAGCTTTTGTGAGTATTCTAGAAGCTCCCTCAGCTCCTCCACTAAAATTAGAAAATGAAGCCAAGTCTACGGCTAATTTATTTACCTCATTAGATAGTTTTAAAGCTTCTTCTTGTGTAAAACCAAAACCAACAAGAAGTGAGCCAGTATCAGAAAGTAATTGCATAGAGGCTCTTGAACTCAAACCAAAGTTATCAGCAAGATTTTTAGCTGTTAAGTTTGCTTCATCTCTTATATCTTTGAATACTGTATTAAATTTAGATTGTGTTTCTTCAAAGTCAGAAGCTAACTTAACAGCAGCAGCACCAAGACCTATAACTGGAATTGTAATATTTCTAGTCATAGTATCTCCAAAGCTTTGCATTTTATTTCCAAATCTTTGAATAGACCTAGTAGACTTTCTTAATGCACTCTGAAACTGCCTATCGTTTAATGATAATTTGACGCTTAATGTTTTCTCAGCCATTGTCTTTATTTAGCAATTCGTATTTCTTTTTAACATATTCTGCTCTTTTTCTTTGTTTCTCGATGTCGGTTTTAACTTTCTTTTTCTCCCAATCAAACTTAATCAGCTTTTGAGGAGTTAGGTTTTGTCCTTTCTTAGTATGTGGCTGTAAATTTACACAAGCCAACCATCGCACTCGTTCCCATTCCCATTGCTGTTCTTTCTCTACTCTATCATTTACTCCTTTCTGCATACACAGAAACTCGTGGAAAGTTAAGCTCCAAAAGTCTTTAGGTAATAAGCCTAAGCCATAAGCAACAGCCTCTAACCTATCCCAAGTTACTTCTTCTTCTTTGCCACTTTCTTCGTGGCTTTGTCGTTTCCCTCCGAATCAAATTTAGCAGAAAATTGCTCAGAGAAAACATCTAAGACTTTATTCAAAGACTCAAAGTCCTCGTCAAGCAAGTCAGCGACATCATCAACATTTAAAGAACATTCTTGACCACTCACTCGTGAGCCGTCTTTTATTCCGTTTAGAATTAGATAACAAGCATCGTCTAAGCTCATACCCTCTCCTAGCTTGTCTAAGTCAGCTAAACTTCTTCCAGTATCTTTACAGAATAACCTTAACGAGTTCATTCCAAATCTTACTGGGTAATCTTTTCCGTTAATTATAACTACTTCGTACATATCTTTGTTAGTTTAAGTTATGTCAGTTGGAGCAGAGCCTAAGCTCATACCCCAACCAACAAAGAAATTATTATCCTACCGCTAATGTTCCAGTTCCCTCAATTGATACTGAGTATGTTGGAGCATCTTCTGTTCCACCACTCACTTCAATTGAAGTAATAATACCAGAGCCACTCATATTATAAAGACTTGCGTCATCTATACCAAATACAAATGTTACTGGTGTTCTTGCCAAAGCTTGAGTAAATAATTCATCTACCTCAGTATCTGCAGCTACACCAGCGAAGTCCATAAGACCATCAGCCGAAAGACTGAAAGACTTTTGTCCTCCTATTAAATCTCTAAATCCGTTAGAGTCTTTTGTTGAGATGTCTATTGTATCTACGTTCATACTTAATGATACATTCTGAGAGTGCATCAATTTTACAGCCGTCCCTCCACTAGTAGGAGAAACTTTTAGGATTAAATCCGTTCCGTTAAAAATTGCCATTTTCTTTTAATTTTAAATTTATAATTAGCTAATATCTAAATCCTCAGAAGTTTCCTTCTTCTTAGACTTTTTCTTTGTTGTATCTATTGCATCATTGAACTTTAAGAAGTTAAAGACAGCTCTTACTACTTCGTAAGATTTTCCCTCTTTGTATTCTATTCCTCTACATTCAATATCTTTTTTTATTTTTACTTTGTACATATCTATCTATTTATGTTAAATCTGTAATCTTGTGCTATACCATATAAACCAATAGAACCAGCTGAATCATCGTAAAGCTCGTTCTGGTCTTGGTAAAATATCTTATCTACTATAACACCGTTGTAAGTTCCACTAACATAGTCTAAAGCTGTTCTAACGTGACCAGCTAGAGTTATCATATCAGCATAGCTATTATGATAAATACTAATTTGTACCCTTACATAGTCGTATTCACTTACTCCGTTCTTAGTGTTGTTAGGCACATCAGAAAACATCTGATAAGTTATATAAGGTAACTTAACGTCAGTAGGAAAATTGTAACGACTAGGAAATATTCTAGTATTGCCACTTGTAGTAACTAGAGAGGCTACGTTTGAGTCGTTGCTTAAAATATTATATATTACTTTTCCTATCTCCATTACTTCATTCTTTTGTCAATCAGACTTCTTATTTCTTTAATAACACTATTTAAAACATTATTTGCTTGACTATTTTTAGCTTTATCTAACATTCTCAATCCAGGTATACCTCTAAATCCATACTCTAAGAAATAGAAATAAAATCCAGATTTTTCTTTAGTTGCAAATTGTCCTACTTTAATAGTTTCTTTACCTCTTTTCACTTCTACTTTTTTACCACCTTTTACTCTTGGACCTACGAATACAGTCGGTGGTTGACCTTTTATATTCTTTCCGTTTATAATAGCTAAAGACTTTTTCAATCTTCCAGACTTTACTGGCACTAATGATTTTAACTCTTGTAATACTGGTTTAGCAGCTTTTCTCATACCTTGTCTTATTAAAGTCTTATTTTTACTATCAGACATATTAAGACTCTCTAAATCTTTAATCAAAGACTTCAGCTCTTTCTCATCAATGGTAGCCGTAACAAAACCAGCGTGACCACCTTTATTACCTCTTAATATTTTAGTAGTTCCAACAGCCATTACTCAACTTCTATTTTATGAGATTCCAAAACCTTTTTCCATTCCTCTTTGTCAGTATACATCTCTATCTTAGTTTCCTTAGTTGATAAAACTTGCAAAGGAGTTACCATACCGTAGCCAAGTACTTTCTCATCCTCATCGTATATTATCCAATAAGTATCTACTTGTGGTTTATTTATTTTGTCTATTCCTTTCATTACGCTGTTCCTCCGTCTGTTATTGTCCATCCTTTAGTAACTAGAGTAGCTCTAGCTGCTGCAGCTTCACCTCCAGCAGTATATTGAGAAGTACCAAAGTTTATATTCACTCCACTATTAACATTTTGAGCTGCCCAACCTATTAGCGTGTCGTCATAGTTTGCTGTGGATAATCCTGAGCCATTAAAAAAGAATTGTATTTGACTACCAGTTAAACCAGTAACATCCCAACTAGCTAGTGAGTTATCAAAAGCAGTTGCGCCTGAGAACATACCAACAACTGTTGTAACATTAGATATATTCCATATTGATATATCTTGATTAAACGCAGTATTTATTGCAAACATACTACCTAAATTAGTAACCGATGAAGTGTCCCAGTTTGACAAACTTTTATTAAATGGAGTGCTTTCAAACATACTAGATAGACTCGTTGCCTTACTTATATTCCAATTATTACAATCTTGATTAAATTGGCTGCCGTGAAAGAAATCACTAAAATTAGTTATATTGCTCACATCCCAATTATTTACTACTCCGTTAAAGTTAGTATCTTGGAATGTTCCACTAGCATCGGTTGTATTAAATTGTAAATTATCAGTAGCACTAGAAGTTAAATTAGTACAATCTTTAAAAGCTAAACTGTCTTGGATAATCAAAGGTCCATAAGACTTGATATCCAAAATTTTCAATGTATCAATTCTACCAAGATTCCAGGCTCCAGTATCAATAGTAGTATTAATCCCACTAAAGACTCCTTTAATTTTAATAGTATATGTTCCAGCACTTCCGTAAGTATGTAAGCCGTTAGCATCGTTGTAAGTAGTAATAGTATTTGTACTACCATCCCCCCAATCAACAGTAAAGTTATAAGTACCTGACGCTCTTGTTGGTAATCCATACTGAGTAGCTGTTGAGCTTCCAGTTCCAGTGTTGTTAGTGTTGATTGTATATTCAAAGAAAGTGTTGATACCAGATAAATCAATAACATCGCTTTGCTCTAAAGTCAATAACATAGAATCTTTTCTACCTATTTCTTTTATACTTTTAATTGAATAGATTGTTGTTCCGTTACTTATAAAGTATTGAGGTGAAGTTCCTATATCTGTTCTGTATCTAATAAGACATTCAATTCTTTCTTCATTGATTAAAGCATCAGCATCAAAGGTTGTGTTACCACTTTTAAAATTAAAGTTGCCATAGATAGTCACTAATGTGTGAGCGGTAACTTCTCTCTCTCCGTATTCATTAGTAGTGAATACTTGTTTAAAGAGCTTTAACTTTCTATCAAGTTTGCCTAATATCATAGTTCAAGCAATCGGTAAGGAGTTAATAAGTGGTCTACCATTAAAGGTAATTCATTTACTTGAGTACCCATTACGACATCCTGACGATTTTCGTAGTAACGACCAACAATGATGTAAATAGCTTGTACTATTGGAGCTGGTACGTCACTAGCTGTCCCACCTACTATAAACTCAACTTCTACAGCGTTTGGTCTTTCGTAAGTGTTTGGAAAGTCTCCGTCCTCCGATTCATATATCCTTCCTGGTCTTACCTTAGTATCTACATCGTAATTAGATGCAGCTAAAGTTTGTAATGTATTGTCGGCATCGTAATACTTAATGTGAGTAACACTAGCAACATCTCCTACTTGTAAGTCAATGTAAGGAGGAAACTCATCGTAAAAAATATTGTAAGTTTGTGTAATTAATCTACGTCTAGTAAATTCCTCAACTACACCAGTAGCAACATTAATTAATGATGTGATATATGTATTGTCATCGTCATAGTCTGAGTCGATTCTTAAAAATGCTTTAGCCTCTGATAATGATATTACCGTAGACGTTGGAGCAGTCTTGAGAACTAACTTTCCATAAGGTACATAGTTAGTACCTCTTAATGTGTTAAAGTTGTAGTTATAGTATTCCATTTAAAAAAAATTAATGGAGAGTGGATTTCTCCACCCTCCAATTAAAAACAAATTATGCTTCAATCAAAGAAGCGAAAGCTGTGTCGTTTTGTACGCAATCTCCATCTACGAGTGATTGAACAATCATTCTTGTCTGACCGATTCCAGCATCAGTGAATTGGTCCACTAGTATAGAAATACCTCCAAAGGTCGCTATATGACATTTTGAAAAATCTCCGAATAAAGCGTGGTCTTTAGTAGCACCACCACCGTTACCAACATTTGTTGAAACAAACGAGAAGTATCCGTTGATTGTCTTATCTCTATTGTCATACAAAGGAGAAACAGAAGCAACTTGAGCAGCAGACTTAGCAGTTGCATAAGACTTCATATCTACTAAGTAAGCCATTCTAGCACCTTCTAATTGAACACCATTACCAAGAACAGTCGTTTCAAGGTCTAAAGCACTAGCAGCAGAAAATGCAGCAGTTGAACCAGCAGCAGCATCAGCAAAGATAGATGCTGGAGCATTTGATACATCACTTGTTCCTAATAAAGCAGCTTCTAAAGTAGCAGCCACAGATGCAGCCATATTTCTACGCAAACTAGCCTCAATACCAGAATTTTGAACTAAAGCCTCAGCCGAAACATTAACAATTGATATTAGTTTGTGTGGCTCTAAAGTAACGCTAGAAGCAGTACCATTAGCTGCTGGAGCAGAACCACCAGCTTCTGGAACAAAACCAGAGTTTATTGCACTAAATACTGGAAATTTCATACTGTTGATACCTCCGTAAAAATTTGAACCAGCCGATGCTAAAACGAGGTTTGCCTCAAGTTGGTCAGTCCAAGCCATTACTTCTGTTGCATTACCAGCAGCAGTACCTACTTGCGCACGAGTTAATATGCTTGAAGGTATAGCAATACCGTTGTAAGTTTGACCAGTATATCGAGCCTCATTACGAGCTTCTTGGTCCATCTCTTTAACAAGACCTTCCATTCTTCCAGTATAGGCTGCTTTCATAGCATCTTGGAAAGAATACTCTCTTACTTCTTTTGGAGTGTTTTCTGTTACTTCTTTAACAGCTTTTGTAGCTTGAAGTTTTTCAAAAGACTCAGCTCTTACAGCCATCTTATTTAACTCCTCTACTTTTTCGTTTAAAGAATCAAAGTTGCTTTGCTCATCAGAAGATAAGTCACGACCTTCAGCAGATGCTACAAGTCCTTCCATCTTTTCGATAACCTCAGCTCTTTCTTCTTTATAAAGTTTTGATGTTTTCATTTTATAGAAAATTAATATTAATATTTATTTTTTAAGATTTTTAAACGCATTTCATTGAGGGAGCGTTGTTTCAAATCTTCTTCTTCTTTTATACCCTCTAATTTTTCAGCCTCTAAACTTTCTTCTAGTTTTTTAGCTTGTTCTTTTTCTTGCCATTCTTTCATCGAACGTAAAGCGACAGAACTACTTGCAGCATTATAGGCAGGGAACGTGACAACGCTCGTATCGAAAAGACGTGCAACTTTGTCAATAGTTCTTATATTCATTCCATCTTTTATCTCCCAACTATCTTCTTCAACGGTAAACGCAAAGCTAGATTGATTAATTGTACCATTCTTTAGTAGTTCCATCAAATCTCTAGCTGTTGATGTGTTTGGCATATCTGCCTCATATCTTAATCCCTTTTCATCAACAGAAAGTCTTAGCGTTCCGTTTGTTGTTCTAGCTAATGGCATACCATCGTGATTAATTAGGAATCTTACATCATCCTCTAAACGACCTTCAAAAGCCTTAGGAGCTATAAACTCTCTAAATCCACCCAAGTCATTTGACATTGAATTAAACACAGCTCCATAACCGACAACCGTTGGCTTATCTCCATCCATTCTAAGCTCTAAGTCTTGAACGTCAAAAGTTCTTACCTCTTTATTTGGATTAGTTCTTATCTCAGACTTTTCTTCTTCATCGTGATATGGAGTGTGTTCATTCATATTCATTTTACCCATCACTTCTTTTGCTTGTTCGTGATTTTCAAATGGCATAAAATAAACTTCTCCGTCCATCGTATGTTGGTGCGAACCACTACCTCCAAGTTTTTCAGCCTCAGCCTCAGCCTCTTCTTTAGTGTCGTATAAAGGTAGCTCAATACCATCAGTAATCATTGTACCAACTTTCCCTCTTTTCTCATCCTCTTTATAGCCATTGTCTTCCATATCATCCATAATTTTTTCATAAGTGATAATGATTGAGTCATCTGTTTCCTCAATTTTTTGGATGTGTCTTAAATCGTGCTTTTTCATAAATCTATTATTTTCTTCCATTTCTTTTTTTACTGGATGATTGTCTGGCAGTAAGTCTGTATTGTCGTGCTTACCACCTTGAAATCTACCTTTTTTAAGAGCAAATAAAAACGAATTAACTCTTGCTAATCCCCAACTCTCTGGAGTCATATTTGGTCTAACACTTTCTGGATTAGTATTGAATGCTCCTACACCTCTATCAAAAACCTTTTCAAGTTCAGCATAAGTAGTACGACCATTCCAAGATAAATCCAGCTCTTTTACTTCTTCGTTATGTTTTTCAACTTTATTTTCTAAAGCCTTTTTAATTTTAGCAGTAACTTGGTTTTCTTCTTTCTTGCCCTCGAGCTTTTTAGTTAGTTCTAAAATTACATCTTTCATTCCTTGCTCTCCTAGTGTTCCAATCGTACCCCATTTAATTTGAGCAACAACACCACCAACATTAGATAGATTTGGTTCAGTATCTCCTTTGAATTGTTTACCATCCTCAAAGTGTCTTTTAATCCAAGCCTCTCTCTCTTTTATCCATTCTCTGATAGCCTCAGTATCTTGACCATCTCTAGCTCTTTCCCATAACATAAAAGCCTCATTACCTCTTATGTTGCCTCCAGCTTTCCATATCTCTGGAGTCTGTTCTTTTATAGTTTTAGCGAAGTCAAAATCAAATTGTGGTTCTTCACTATTTCTTAGACTTATCTTTTTATCGTCTCCTTTGTTAGGAAAGTTTGTTTGTCTTTCCTCGTCATCTTCTAGTTGAGCATAACATACAGCGAGTCGTTGGTCGTTGTCATCATACTCTTTCATAAACTCATCGGACATACATCTTTCGATGAACTCCTCATTAGTTTCGTTTTGTTCTTTAGTCGGTATCGGCATTATCTTCTTCTTCTACGTCTCCAACTGGAGCAAAATTCAACGGCATAAATAATTGGTCACCTTCTGGACCTACTCTATTCAAGTCCTCCATTCTTCTTATCTCATTAATAGACAAAGCACCTATAGAAGCCATCTCTCTGTAATAACTAGCACGACTAGAACTATCTCCTCTAAGTAAAGCCTTTGCATCTAGCTTAATAGTAAACAAACCAAACTCTCTATCTCTAAATAGCTTTCTATTCAATTCTTGTTCTACCATTACCATATAAGGCATAAGAGTAAATCTTACGAAGTCAATAGACAAAGCCTCAATAGATGAGTAGTTAGCAGCTTTCTCTAAGTGACCAATCAACGACAATGGCACTTTGAATATTCTTGCTACTTCTTCTATCTGGAATCTACGAGTTTCTAAAAGTTGATATTTATTAGCATCAATGTTAGTTTGCTCAAACGTCATTCCCTCCTCAAGGATAGCAGTCTTACCAGATACAAATGAGCCAGAGTAATTTTGATTCCAAGAGTTCTTTAATCTTGCTACTGCTTCTTTACTTAGTTTTCCTGGATGTTTAATTACTCCACCAACTTGAGCAGAGTTTCCTAAGTAACTATTTGCAGTATCATTAGCAGCTATTGAAGTTGCAATCGTTGTGTTCTGTGCTTTTAATACGCTTACACCCTCATAACCATTAAATGATAAGTTGAAAAAGTGTAGCATATCTTCTTTCATTACTCCTATCTCATAGTCTTTAATATCGTAAAAGATTTGACCATCGTGCTTAATTACTTTTACATCTTTTGGGTTGATAGGAATAAGAGAGATTGGTCTAGCCGACGTATCTCTTTCTATATAAAAATACGCATTCCCCTCTAGCAATAAGTTGGTCATTAGAGTATCTAGGAATGTGTATGGTGTCATATACTCGTTAGGATTACGAGCTAATAGTCTGTAGATTGGATGGCTAACGTCAGTAATCTTATCGTCATCCTCCTCGACTCTGTAAACTTTTATGGGTAGACTCGCTATTGATTCGCTGATAACTCTAACACACGCAAAGACTGCGCTGAATGTTAAAGATGTATCTCTATTAACTGCCGTTTTGTTGGCTGCACCATAACCACCAAACACAGCTCTTAAAAAATTATCTCCACGCTTTTCTGAACGTAGGAAGTCAAATAGTCCCATAAAATTGTAATTACATTACAAAGATAAGAGAAATCGCAAAAGTCAAATCCACATTATACCTCTATCATCATAGGTAGAAGTATCACTAGAATCGTCATTCATATAACATCCTAGAGCCATTACTAAAGCAACCATTCCATCTATTTTCTCAGAACTCTTTGATTTGTCAGCTTTGATGTTACCAGCTGGATCTGTTTTCATAGCTAAGTTAGAACACATCCACCTTAACACTTTATTACCAGCGTGATTAATTTGTTTGCCTAGTACTAGCTTTTCAAGTTCTTTAGTAGGTGCTGACATACTAGCAAAGCCTTGTCCGTAGCTTTCCATAGGCAAACCATCCTCTGTTAAGTCTATAACTAATTGACTAGAGTTCCATCTATCATAAGCAATAGACTTGATGTTTACAACCTCACCCACTTCTTTTATTCTACGTTTTATGTAGTTGTAGTCTGTTACATCGCCTTCTGTTAGTTCCATCAATCCCTCTTTCTCCCAACCTATGTAGTCTACTTGGTCACGTCTTGAACGAATAAAAGCATTATCTTTAGGAGCAAAGAAATATGGTATAACTGTAAACCTATCATCCTCTGGAATGATTATTACAAATGCGCTAATGTCTCTAACCGAAGCTAAATCTAATCCAGCGTAAGCTGTCATTCCTTTATAATCTTCTAAGTGTATAGGTGCTTTGTTGCACTCCATCCATTGCTGGTCTGATAGCCATTTACTAGCTGATGACATCCATTGGTTGAGGTGTAGCATTCTAAAGGTATTCTCGTAGCTAGGCAACTTAATAGCTTTCTCTTGTTCTCTTTTAAGATAGTCTAATTTTACAACTCCAGTTTCTATTCCTGGATTAGCTATTCTCAATGCTTCCTCTGTAGTCCAATCAGTTTCTAAATCACAAAAGTACTTGACGTAATAAAATGAATCATCTTTAATTATTCCCTCAGATACTTTACGACCATACTCCTCTGTCTTGTAACATATAGACTCACGATTGTAACCAGCAGTTGTTATTGCTATTGTCATAGGTTGCCTCCTACTACCAACCGAAGTAGTCAAGGCATCCCATAGGCTAGAGTCTTTCTGAACGAAGAACTCATCCATACAAATGAAACTAGCATTGTAACCAAACTTAGAACTTGCCTCAGAACTGATAGCCTTGAAAGCTGAATTGCTTTTTTCATGTATAATAGAGTTCTTAAAAACTTTGAGATTTTTGTTAAGTTGATTATCAGCTCTGACCATTGAACTAGCAACATCAAAAATAATACCAGCTTGTTGTCTATCTCCAGCAGCAATATAACACTCAGCAGATGGCTCGTTGTCGGCTAGTAACATATACAAAGCAATAGCACTTATCAGAGTTGACTTTCCGTTCTTTCTTGGTAGACAAATGTAAGCAGTTCTAAATCTTCTTAGACCACTATCTCTATACTTCCAACCGAATAAATCTTTAACTATTGTTTTCTGAAATGGCTCTAACTTAAATGGTTTTCCTCCTAGCTCTCCCTTGATATGCTTGATGTGATTCTCTATAAAATAAACAATTCTATCTGCTGCCTTGTCATCGAAGTAAAAAGTCTTGTCCTCCTTTAGTTTCATTAGTCAAAGAAATTAAAATCGTCAGTCCTTTCCTCATCTTGCTCTGGCATACTAAGAGATGCTCTACTGCT